GCAGATGCTACTAATTTAGATAAAATATTAGAAACAATGATGGACAAAGGTGAATATTTCCCACCTGAACCATACCAGAATCTTGAAAACTGTCTAAGAAAAACACAACAAGCTTATTTAATGTACAAAGTTCAAGGTGCTCCAGACGATAGACTAGAACTTCTAAGACAATACATGGAAGACTGTCAAAACTTACTAGAAAGAGCTAGAGAACAGGTACCAAGTCCACAAGAACTTACACAAGAGTTAGCTGAAGCTGGAGCACAAACTGCTGCTGCTGAAGTAGCTGAAGACATATCGCAGGATACAAACGTATTAACAACTGGAGCCATAGATTTAAGTGAATTAGAAGCTCCAGAAGAAGAAATACAGGTAGATGAAGAAGTACAAGAAGAAATTATAGAGTAATTATAATAGGAATACAATTAATAGATCACATTGATCGGGCGTAGCCCATTAAGCTAAAGGAGTAAAAATGGAGTCTAATAGTCATGAACATCTTAACGATGTCATAGAAAATCAAAATTCTGAAGTAGATGCTGCTGAAGAAGTAGAGCAATCATTAGAACAAGCAAGTAGCCCAGATCGGGATGAATTTAACCGTAAGTTTGCTGCTTTGAGCAGACGAGAAAAAGAGATTAGAGCAAAAGAAGCAGAGTATGACAAAAGGATTGCTGAACTAGAGTCAAGATTTCAACCAAAGCAAGAGGTTGAAAAAGAACCAGAGCTTCCTTTTGAGTACAGGTTAAAACAAAATCCCCTAAAAGCATTAGAGGATATGGGTCTTAGCTATGACAAATTAACTGAGTTAGCATTAAATGATGGGAAACTCACCCCTGATATGCAAATGAGGTTGATGCGTGAAGAACTAGAAAATGACTATAAATCTAAATATAAAGAGTTAGAAGAAAGAATTATAGAGAAAGAAAAGAATGATGAGCAAAGACGTTATGATGAAATTGAAATGGGTTTCAAAAATGAAATCGATGCTTTTGTTAATTCTAAGCCTGAACAGTTTGAATTAATACAAGCAAACGAAGCAAAAGATGTAGTTTACGACGTAATTGAAGAACACTACAATGAAACAGGCAAAATCTTAGATATAGAAGAGGCTGCCCAAGCAGTAGAAAGTTATTTAGAAGAGGAAGCTGAAAAGCTCCTAAGTCTAGGTAAACTTCGTTCCAAGTTTAACACTGGAGACTTTGAGCAACAACCACAGAGACAATCGCAAGTAACACTGTCGAACGCCCATTCTGCTCAGGCGAATGAAAGAGTAGGAAGAAAGCTATCAGAAGAAGAATCAAAAAGAGAAATGGCACGAATGTTACAATGGGATGAATAATTTACTAAACTTAAAGGAGTTTAAAAATGGCACTTAATATGACAACTTTTGCTGCGGCTCTTAAGCAGCATTACACAGATGAAAAAATCGAAAATATGGTATACAAGGATAACCCATTCTTAGCTATGATTTCAAAGTATGAAGACTTTGGTGGTGAAAACCTCAAGCTTCCTGTAAAGTACGGACTTCCAATGGGTCGGTCTGCTACTTTTGCTGATGCAGTTTCTAACAAATCTGCTTCTCAGTTAAAAGCATTTTTACTAACTAGAAAAGCTGACTATGCTATCGCTTCTATCTCTAACGAAACTATCGAAGCTTCAAAAGGTAATGCTAATGCATTTATCGAAGCTGCTACTTTCGAAATTGATGGAGCTATCGAAGCTGCTACTCGTTCACTTGCTATCGCTCTTTATGGAGATGGTTCAGGTCAAATCGGTGTTGTTGGTTCACTAGCTACTACTACTGCTTCTAACGATACTGTTACTCTAGCTACTATCCAAGACATTACTAACTTTGAAGTTGGTATGCAGTTAAACTTTGGTACAGCTACTACTAACAAAGAAATTTCTACTATCAACAGAGACACAGGTGTTATCCTTCTTTCTGCTGCTTCAGGTGCTACTGCTACCGAAGCTATTTATGTTGATGGTGACAAAGACAACAAACTTACTGGTCTAGGTGGATGGCTTCCATCATCTGCTCCTGGATCTACTGACTCTTTCTTTGGTGTTAACAGATCTTCAGATTCTACCAGACTTGGTGGTATCAGATTTGATGGTTCATCACTTCCTATCGAAGAAGCTCTTATCGGTGCTGCTGCTAGAGTTGCTAGAGAAGGTGGAAAGCCTGATGTTTGTTTTATCAACTACAACAACTTTGCAGACCTTGAAAAAGCCTTAGGCTCAAAGGTTTCTTATGTTGACGTTAAAGTTAACCCTGAAATCGGGTTTAGAGGAATACTAGTTCACGGACCTAGAGGACCAATCAAGGTTGTTCCAGATCAAAACTGTCCGAACGGTGTTGCTTATATGCTTCAAATGGATGTTTGGAAACTTTACTCTCTTGGTAAAGCTCCTAAGATTCTTGACTCTGATGGACTTAAGTTCCTAAGAGAGTCTACAGCTGATGCTGTTGAAGCTAGAATTGGATACTACGCTCAGTTAGGGTGTCGTGCTCCTGGTTTCAACGTAAGAGTTGGTTTATCTTAATTTAATTAATTAGGGAAGCCTTTCGGGGCTTCTCTTTTTTTGTCAAGCTGCGTGTTGTATGACACTCAGACTAAAGGAGAAATAAAATGGCAAACAGAAGTTTTAACAGGCTACAAGCCTTAGATAAAGAAATAAAAATAATTCACGGTCAATTTGTTACTGATAGCACTGCTGCATCTACAGCTTCGTTACTGACTGCTTCAAAAAGTGTTGGTGTTCAAAGTGTATTTAGAGTAGGTGCTGGACATTTTAGAATTGTTCTTGGAACTCCAGATGGAGCTGTTGATAAATACAGTCACTTTTTTGGTGCTTACTTTGATATTCAAAAAAGTACAGCTATCGGTTCTACTGCAGGTGGAGTAGGTTTTCAACTACAAGGTGCTCCAACTGTTTCTACTGATGGTCAGATTGATTTTTTCAGTCTAAAATCTAATGGTGATGAAGCTGACCCAGGTAACAGTGAAACAATTCATTTTATGATTGTTGTTAAAAACTCTTCACTTCCAGGTGTAGGTGTTAGTTAAGGGGGTCTGTTATGATTATGATGGGTCCTAAAAAAGAAAAAGGCGGTATGGTTTCTATCATCATTGAAAAGATGAAGGACCACTACGGCAAAGGAAAGGAATCTAACGAAGACTTCATGGAAGGTAAGCATGATGAAGAACATAAAGACAGTGAAGTTTACGAGAAGTACAAAGAAGAAGTAGACGGAATGTTCAAAGCCATGGAAGAAAAAGACAAAGATATGTTCTCAGAATGTCTCAAGATGTTCATCAAAAAATGTGTTAAAGACGATTACTAATTGGGGGGCGCAAGCCCTCCTCTTTTTGGGGGTTTTATGGCGGCTATAACTGAGCCTAAATTATTAGCTAGGGTACGGCAAAGGGCAGACATGGAAGACAATCTTTTTGTGTCTGATGTAGAAGTACAAACCTACATTAATGCAGGAATAGCAGAGCTACATGACCTGTTAGTTCAAACTTACGGACAAGATTATTATGTAAGCAGTAAAACTTTTAACACTGCTGCAAACAAAGATACTTATCCTATAAATGATTCTACTTCAACTGAGAACATAAATATTACAGATTTTTACAAACTTAGAGGAGTAGATGCAAAGATAAATGGTTCAGATTATTTTACCCTAAGACCATTTAACTTTAACGAAAGAAACTTATATAACAATTGGGGAACTTGGAGTCTTCTAGGTTTAACAAATGTAAGATATAGAATGGTAGGTAGTAGTGTAGTTTTTACTCCTACTCCTGATGGTGTTACTGAAGTTAGAATATGGTACATACCAACTGCTCAACAATTTACTGCTGGAACTCCATCTACATCTACTGACACTTATGATGATATAAATGGATATGCAGAATATGTAGTAATAGACGCAGCTATAAAGTGTTTACAAAAAGAAGAAAGTGATGTCAGTGTTCTTCTAAAACAAAAAGCTGATATGAAAAGAAGAATAGAAGAAGCTGCTAATAATAGAGATGCAGGACATCCTATACAGGTTAGTGATATTTATGTTGCTAATGATGAGTTTATGTATACAAGGACAACTTGATGGCTGGTATAAAATCATTTGTTAAACAAATTGATCCTCAGAATCAAAATATTACACAAACTCAAAGTAATATTAACACTGCTGTTCAACAAATTGCTAACTCTCCAATTATAGATGGAGTAGTTATAAAAGGTGCAGATTTAGGAACTGGAGATACCATAGTAAATCATAAACTTGGTAGAGAACCTATAGGTTGGATTGTTATTAGAAAAAACGAAGCAGGAGAAGTTTATGAGTCTACAACTGCTAATCCAAACAGAGATAAATTTTTAATACTCAAGGGTTCAGCAGCAACAACAAATACAGATTTTTGGATATTTTAGGAGAATATAATGGCAAGCTCAGGAACATTTTTAAATTTAACTTTACCTGATGTAGG